AAAGCGAGGTGGCGGACGAATGAACGCGGCGCTTCTATCCTCTAAAAATATGTGCTGGTGTACGCCGCAAGACTTCTTCGACAAGCTGAACGCCGAATTCGGCTTCGTGCTTGATCCGGCGGCGACCGACAAGACGGCGAAATGCTCTTTGTATTACACGCCGGAAACGGACGGGCTTTCGCAAAGCTGGGATCGCGGCGGCGCGGTATTCTGCAATCCGCCTTACGGACGCGAGATCGGCAAGTGGGTTCAAAAGGCTTTCGAGGAAGCGCGGGGGGGGGTATCCGATTGTTTTACTTATCCCAGCGCGGACGGATACGGCATATTTTCACGATTACATTTACGGGAAAGCGGAAATCCGCTTCGTGCGCGGGCGGCTACGGTTCACGGACGACGACGGGAACGCCGCCGATCCCGCGCCCTTCCCTTCAATGGTAGTTATCTATAACGGGGAGCGGGTGAAGAATGAATAACCGACAGGAAAAGCTGCCCTTGAAGTGCTTGCTGGGCATTGATCCGGAGAAAGCGCAGAAATGCAAGCCTTCGGAATGCGCTTCTTGCGGCTGGGAAGCGGCAGAAGCCGCACGGCGGCGGGAGTACGTGAAGGAACACGGCTTGACGCTATGCGCCGACGGCTTCCGGCGGCTGATTATTAGGAAGGAGAACGACATGGCAACACCTTATAAGGAATGCCCGCATTGCGGCGCACATCTTGACAGCGGCGAAAAGTGCGAATGCCGCGCCGAGGAAATCGAAACGGTGCATTCGCAGAAATGCACTTGCGGGCTTACGGAACAGGACGTTGAAAGCGGCTGGGAATGCCCGCTTGATAATCCGAACGAAACCGTCGAACGTTGCGAAGATTGCGCTTTTGCAAAAGAAACCGATTGAAAGAGAGGGTAAAAGACAATGACAGGAATTAACGAGGTTGCAAGACAAATTCACGAAAACGCCGTCGCCCACGGCTGGTGGGACGAAGAACGCGGCTTTCCGGAGGTTTTAGCGCTCATTCATTCGGAGGTATCCGAAGCGCTGGAAGAATACCGCAACGGGCGCTTGCCTACGGAAGTTTATTACACGGAAAGCACTTGCAAAGAAAGTGGCGGGTTATGCGTACCGGACGCGGCGGACGAATGCCCGAATAATCCCGAAGAATGCGGATCGTACAAGCAAGGAAAGCCGGAAGGAATACCGATCGAGCTTGCAGATGTGATTATTCGCATTCTTGATTATTGCGGATACGCAGGGATCGACATTGACGCGGCGATCTCACAGAAGCACGAATACAACAAAAGCCGCCCGTATCGGCACGGCGGCAAGAAGTGTTAATCATGGCGGAGCGGGTGAACCACCCGCCGCATTACAACGCGGGCGGGATTGAGTGTATCGACGCGCTGGAAGCCGCGACAAGCGGGCTTCAAGGTATCGAAGCCTTTTGCACAGCGAACGCGATCAAGTATTTATGGCGCTGGAAGCTGAAAAACGGTGAAGAGGACTTGCAAAAGGCGGTTTGGTATATCAACAGACTTATTCAACGAGCGGGCGCAGACAGCACCGCAGGAAAGGAGCTATTCAATATGAAAGAGAACAAACACGGCTTCGAGCCGAAACAGGAATTCACGATGGGCGGGATCGCTTGGACGGTCATTCAGACGGGCGCGGATTGGGTGAAGTGCATTGCTTCCGATTGCGTCGAGGAACGCGCCTTCGATGAAGGGAACAAGAACGACTTTGCCGCTTCTTCCCTTCGCGCCTATCTGAACGGCGAATTCTTGCGCCGTCTGATTAAGGCGGGCGCGCCGGAAGAAATGTTCGAGTATTTCAACATCGACTTGACCGCCGACGACGGCTTGAAGAATTACGGCGGCGATCGCGTCCGGATCGGGCTTATCACTTGCGAGGAATACCGCATTTTGCGCGGCAACATTCCGGCGCTTCCGGATCGCTGGTGGTGGACGGCTACACCGGACAGCCCGATAAATTCTTACGTCCGCTACGTCTTTTCGGACGGCTCTTTGTACTACGACTACGCGTACTACGGCAGCATTGGCGTTCGCCCGCTTTGCAATCTCAAATCTGAAATCTTGGTATCGTACTTAAACGGCGAGAACGCAGAGGAACAGAAGAAGCGCGCCGAAGCCGTCGATATGATGAAGCATATTGCCGCCGCGTGGGACATCGACGCGGAAGAAGTTTTCGGGAGGGCTGACGAATGACAATGTATCAATTCATGGTGAACGCCTTTTATATGCTTTGCGGCGTTGCTTGCGTCGCCGCTTCCGTTGTGATCGTCTACATCGTTTTGAACGTGCTTTTCAGAGCGCTTCGGAGGGGCGGCGGGAACAATGGCAGATATTAAGATCGACGAAGAAATGCTTTTGCGCGCGGGGCTTGGGATCGGCTACGCGTTCGCGCCCTTCTTTCGGGGCATTATGAACGGCGTTGAAGATTACACGATCGAACAGGCGGCGCGGGAAATGCAGGAAGAACACGACGCACAGGAAGCCGAAGAGGGCTTGAAACGTCCGGTTGAAAAAACGCTGATCGGCGATTGCCGGAAGTGCTGGTGCGATCAATGCGCAAAGCTGGAACAATGCGTTCACTTGCGCGAAGGCGCGCTTCCGGACGGGGTACGCCCGTTCCCTTGCGTCGGGTGCGCGGACGGAATGCGCTTCAAGCCTTGTGAAGAAGAACGGTGCGCCGACTTCGAGCAGGGCGCGGGATTTAATAACGGCTGACAAAACAAAAAAAGAGAACGTCCGGTTGCGACGTTCCGGACGTTCTCTTTTCCTCTTACATAGCTGTAAAAGGAGCTATTCAATATTGAAATTATAGCATTTTACGGCGCTTTTGTCAAGGAAGGGCGGCGGGATTATGCAGAGGGTTAAAAGACGTATTTTTTCGGGCGTTGTATGTGAACAAGAGGTTTACACCGTATCCGATCGAGCGAACATCAAGAAAGCTGAACCGCGACCGCGCTTCAAGGACGACGAAGAGCGCGCGCAACACCGGATCGGCATATCAAAGCGGAAACACCAGCGGCTGGTTAATGAAAACTTTTCGCCGCTTTCCTTATATAGTACGCTGACGTTCGACGACGACAGCGAAGTTCATACATTCAGCGAAGCGCGCAGAATACGCGACAATTACTTCCGGCGGCTTCAAAGGGCTTGTCCAGACGCGAAGATCATTATTTACATGGGGCGCGGCAAGTCTACGAACCGAATTCATTTTCACATGATTTCGGACGGCATACCGGAAGAAACGATCAGCGGCAAGTGGAACGACGGATCAGTAATCCATATTCGGCACTTGCGCGAACACAATTATTATAACGGCGTTGACTACGGGCAGGATTACACGGGGCTTGCGGATTACCTCTTCAACCATTGGACACCGGAACAGGGCGGACACCGTTGGAAGGCGACGCGCAATCTTCGCCAGCCGGAGAAGGAAGCGCCGACGCTTGCACTTCGGACGTATACGGAAAAGAAAGCACCGATCGCGCCGAAGGGTTACAAGCTGGTGGAAGCCCGCGCGACGAAGTGGGGCTACATATATTATAAATATGTACGCGAACCGGAGAAACCGAAACGCCGGAAGAAACGCGAATAGCGGGAACGCCCGAAGGGGCGCAATAAAAAGCCTTGTAAATGTGTAAAGTTTTACGACCAGCGCTTTCCCTTCCGGAAGATTGATTTTATTTATTCCCCGTCGCCCGCTTTTCAGAGATCACGAACGCGCGCATTGTCAAGGGTGCGAAGCACGGCGAAGCCGCTTGCCCTTGATAATGAAAGCGCGGGAGTGATAAAAGCGGGAAGGCGGCGGGAATATAAAATCAATCGTGAAGGATCGGTTCAGAAAACGGATCGAGGAAGCCCGCCGGATCGCCGATAGATTTATTCCTTTAAGCCCGTTCCCCCCAGCGGGGGGCGGAGGGGGGAGAAAAAGAAAGAAGGTGAACAACGTATGCTTGAATTGAACAAGCTGTATAACATGGACTGTATGCAGGGAATGAAAGAGTTTCCGGACGGCTTCTTCGATCTTGCGATCGTTGATCCGCCTTACGGTATCGGCATAGACGGACAGAAGAAGCGCGTATGCGGCAATCCGAAGCATAACCGGAAAGAGCATATCCGGAAAAGCTGGGACAAGGCTATTCCACCGCCCGAATACTTCCGCGAACTGGAACGCGTTTCAAAAGCACAAGTGATATGGGGCGGAAATTACTTCGTTCCGTATCTCGAACAAGGACATAAAGGCTGGCTTGTATGGGACAAGGGGCAACACGGCTTGACAATGAGCGATTGCGAATTAGCATATACCAGCTTCGACACGCCGACACGCGTTTTCGTATGCAATCGCGTTGAATTGCTGAATGACGGGACAATTCACCCGACGCAAAAGCCCGTGAAGCTGTATTCGTGGGTTCTTTCCCTCTTCGCCCGAAAAGGTATGAAGATATTGGACACACACGCCGGAAGCGGAAGTTCCTTGATCGCTTGCTATCGTCAAGGCGGGCTTGATTACGTCGGCTTCGAGATCGACGAAGATTATTGCAGAGCGGCACAAGCGCGGCTTGAACAGGAACAAGCGCAAATGCGGCTTTTCGATCTTTTGGAGCAGGAACAGCGGAAGGCACAAATAACGATTTTCAACGAATGAAGGGAGGAAACACAATGCAGGAAAAAAGGACGCTATATCTTGCCGGAAAGATCACGGGCGATCCGTATTATCTCACGAAGTTTTACAACGCGCAAAAGAAGCTGGAGGAATGCGGCTTCATCGTCGTAAATCCGGCGCTTCTTCCGGCGGAGGGCTTCACGTGGGAAGCCTATATGCGTATGTCCGGCGCTATGCTTGCAGAGTGCGCCGAAGTCTGTTTTCTTCCGGACTGGAAAGAGAGCAAAGGCGCGAAATACGAATTCGGCGAAGCAATGGCGCAGAACAAGCCGTTTTTCTTCTTCGCCGATTGGGAGAAGGCGCAAGAAGAAACGAACAAATACGAATACACGACAGAGAAAACCGACAAGATCGCTTTTCAATGCTTCGTATGCGGAAAATTCAACGTCTTTCCGGCAACACGCGCAGACGGTAACACTTGCAAATATTGCGGCGGCGGATTAAAGGCGCTTGGCTACGCAAAGAAAACGGAGGGATCACGAAATGCGGGCGAATAAACTTCCCGTTCCGACGGAAGCGCAAGAGCAAATGACGCTGTTTTCGTGGGCGGCTATGCAAAGCGGGAAATATCCCGAATTGAATTTGCTTTATCACGTCCCGAACGGCGGGAGCAGACACAAGGCGGAAGCGGGACGGCTTCGGGCGGAGGGCGTGAAAGCGGGCGTTCCCGATCTATGCTTACCCGTCGCGCGTGGGCAATATCACGGGCTTTACATAGAGCTTAAACGGCAACGCGGCGGCAGGACAAGCGATCATCAATCGGAGTGGCTGGACGCTCTTTCGGCGCAGGGCTACAAAGCCGCGCTTTGCTACGGCTGGGAACAGGCGGCGGGAACAATTATCGAATATCTAACCGGAGGTGGCACACATGACTAAAAAGCAAACAGAGCTTTCCGAAGAGTTGCGGGAAGCCGTATTTGAAGCCGCGCGCGCAGGGGCGGCGGAAGCATACACACAGAACACGGGGTACGTAAATTACTTCAAGGCAATGGAAACGTTGTTGTATAACTACAAGAAGCTGGCGGCGCTTGTAGCCGATGAAGAAGCGTATTGCGAAGTTGAGTATCACGCAGGACGAAAGACGTTTTCAACGACACCACAGGCGAAGGGCTTTATTCAGCGCAAGACGGAAGCGGAGATCGTCGAGGAAATGCGAGAGGAAAAACAAAAGCAGTTCAAAGAAACGAAATCCGGCTTTGACAGCTTGACACGCGCTATTTCTCTTTTCGAGGGGCATAAAGAATTCGTTGTGATCCGGCTTTACTATTTCGGCGAGGACATCAACGGCAATCCGCGAGAGGGCGGAACGGCGACGTGGGAAGAGATCGCGGAAGAGCTTTCCGACGCGGGCATTCTCAAAGAGATAAAGACGGCGCGCCGCTGGCGGAACAAGATCGTCAACGATATGGCGGTATGTGTATTCGGCATTCCGGCGGCGGTATCAGCGGCGACATACCGGAAAGCCGTTGACAAATGACCAAAACGCGACCAAACAATGCACCTTGTCCGCGACGCTTACGCGTGATATAATAATTACGCTGAATTATTGCGAATTGAATAGCGCGGGATAAAGCCTTTTGTGTGAATGCACGGAAGGCTTTTTCTTTTACTCTTTTGCACAGACTTTTCCACAGGAAGGAGGATAACCGCATGAAGCCGTGGGCGGAAAGGTTTTACAATTCGGACGCTTGGCGTTCATGCCGTGACAGTTTCTTGAAGTCGAAGGGCTACTTGTGCGAACGCTGTTCAACGCCGGACGATCCAGTAACCGCAAAGATCGCACATCACAAAACATACTTGACGAAGCAGAATATCAACGATCCATACATAGCGCTTTCGTGGGATAATCTCGAAGCGCTTTGCCAAGATTGCCACAACAAAGAACACCACCGGAACGACAAGAAAAAACGGTACGCATTCGACGAAGCGGGAAACCTCATATCCCCCCCTATTCGCTCAAAATTTAGGGAGGGTTCGACACCGAGGGCGGGAGATTAAAAATACTCCGCAGGCGCGCGCATAACGGGTGTACGCGTTTAAGGGGGTGTGGGTTGACCGGAAAAGGGGGTGATATTTATGGCGACAAAGAAGGACTTGACGAAAGAAGAAAAGATCAAGCGGGAGTTTTCCCGATTGAAGCGCATTTTCAAAGACTTGGATAAAAACAAGTTGCAGACCGTCGAAAGCCTTATCAAGAACGCGGCGTTCATGGCGGTATCCCTTGAAGAATTGCAAGAGATCATCAACGAAGAGGGCTACACAGTCGAATACCAAAACGGCGCAAATCAGAGCGGGACGAAGCAAAGCGACGCGGTGAAAACACATATCGCCATGACAAAAAATCACGCCGCAATTATCAAACAGCTTTGCGATCTTGTACCGCCGGAGAAGAAAAAGGAAAGCCGTTTACAGGCGTTACGGGACGAATAAAAATGCCCTTTTCAAATTACATTTACGAGTATTACGACGGTATTTCTTCCGGAAATATAACCGTCGGCAAGTGGGTTCGCCTTCTGTATGAATACATCGTGAAGGGGCTTCAAGAAGGGCTTTTCACCTTCAACGCGAAGAAGGCAAACAAGGCAATTCGGTTCATCGAAAACTTTTGCCATCATTGCGAAGGGCGCACAGACCTTTTGAAGCTGGAGTTGTGGCAGAAAGCCGCCGTTTCCGTTATGTTCGGGATCGTCGAAGAGGACGGAACGCGCGTCTTTCGTGAAGTGTTTATTGTGATCGGGCGCAAGAACGGCAAAACGCTTTTTGCGTCCGCCGTCATTGCGTACATGGCGTATCTTGACGGCGAAAACGGCGCGAAAATATATTGCCTTGCGCCGAAGCTGGAACAAGCAAACATCGTTTACGATAACTTCTATCAGATGATTAAAAAAGAACCGGAGCTTTCCGACCTATCGAAGAAGCGCCGTTCCGATATTTACATCGAAGAAAGCAATACCGCGATCAAGCCGCTTGCGTTCAACGCGAAGAAATCCGACGGCTTCAATCCGCATTTAGTCGTGAACGATGAAGTCGCGTCGTGGCGCGGCGACGGCGGCTTGAAGCAGTACGAAGTTATGAAATCCGCGCTTGGCGCGCGCCGCCAGCCGATGATCCTTTCGATCTCAACGGCGGGTTACGAAAACGACGGTATCTTCGACGAATTGATGAAGAGATCGACAGCGTTTTTGAAGGGAGGAAGCAAGGAACGCCGCCTTCTTCCCCTGCTTTACATGATCGACGACGTGGAGAAATGGAACGACCTTGAAGAGCTTAAAAAAGCAAATCCGAATATGGGCGTTTCCGTTTCGCCGGACTTCTTCAAAGAGGAAATCGCCGTCGCCGAAATGAGTATGTCGAAGCGGGCTGAATTCCTTACGAAGTATTGCAATATCAAGCAGAATTCTTCCGTCGCGTGGCTTGATTACGTCGTTGTTGACGGCGCAGGAATTCACGCGAAGCTGGAGGATTTCAAGGACAGTTACGCCGTGGGCGGCATAGACCTTTCGCAAACAACGGACTTGACCGCCGCTTCCGTCGTGATCGAGCGGGACGGCGTTCTATATGCCTTCGCACAATTCTTTATGCCAGCGAACCGCCTTGAAACGGCGCAAGCGATTGACGGCGTACCGTATGACATATTCGTAAAGCAAGGGATCGTCAAGCTATCCGGAGAAAACCACGTCGATTACCGCGACGTTTACGAATGGTTTTCTATGCTTCGGGATCAGTACGGAATATATATCTTGAAGATAGGGTACGACCGCTATTCCGCGCAATATCTGATCGACGACTTGAAGAACGCGGGCTGGCAGACGGACGACGTATGGCAGGGTGAAAACCTTGCGCCCGTGATCCGCGAGTTTGAAGGCGTTATCAAGGACGGCAATTTCAAGATTGCCGACAATAACTTGTTGAAGGCGCACTTCCTCAACGTCGCATTGAAGCACAACATGGAAACGCGGAAGTTCCGTCCCGTGAAGATCGAACAGCGGGCGCGAATTGACGGCTTTGTTTCCGTGATCGACGCGCTGACCGTGCGGCAGAAATATTATAACGAAATCGGCGAAATGCTCAAAAATGCGGGGTGATAAAAACATGGGAGTTTTTGAAACTATCTTCCGGAAGCCGAAAGCCGACTTGAAGGCGGAAGGCTATTTCAAAATGCTAAACGGGTACACGCCCGTTTTCAGCAACGCGCCGGAAAGTGTTTACGAAATGGAGCTTACGCGCGCGGCGATACATTCGTTCGCGTCCTTCGCTTCAAAGCTGAAACCGGAGATCAGCGGCACGGCGCAAAAGAACCTTGAACGGGCGTTGCAGTTCAAGCCTAATCCGTTCATGGATACATCGAAGTTCATTTACAGGATCGCGACGATCCTTTCGGTGAATAATACTTGCTTCATTGTTCCGATCGAAGATGAATTCGGCGGGCTGATCGGGTATTATCCCCTGCTTCCTCAACGGTGCGAAGTTGTCGAGTACAACGGCGCGCCGTTTTTGCGTTATACGTTCGGGAGCGGGCAGAAAGCCGCGATCGAGTTTGAACGCGTCGGCGTAATGACGCAGTTTCAATATACCGACGATTTCTTCGGCGAGAGTAACGCCGCGCTTCGTCCTACAATGCAGTTGATCCATACACAAAATCAAGGCATTATCAACGGCGTTAAAAATTCGGCTTCTATTCGCTTCTTGGCGAAGGTTGCAAATATGTTGAAGCCGGAGGACATCACGAAGGAGCGCAAGCGCTTCACGGCGGATAACCTTTCGGCGGAAAATCAGTCGGGAATGGTGATCTACGACGCGAAGTTTGCTGACGTGAAGCCGATCGAAAGCAAGCCGTTCACGGTCAACGCCGCGCAGATGGCGCAGATCAATGAAAACGTGTTTAACTACTTCGGCACGAATGCGGGCATTCTGCAAAACAAATACACGGAGGACGAATGGAACGCGTATTACGAAGGCAAGATCGAGCCTTTCGCGATCCAGCTTTCGCTTGTTATGTCGAATATGACGTACACGGCGCGGGAATTGTCCTTCGGGAACGCGATCACGTTTACCGCGAACCGCTTACAATACGCAAGCAATCAAACGAAGCTGAATATCAGCACACAGTTATTTGACCGCGGCTTGCTGAACCGCAACGGCGTTATGGACGTTTGGAACATGGCGCACGTTGAGGGCGGCGAGAAATATTATATCCGCAAGGAATACGCGGAAGTTTCAGAATTGGGAAAGGAGGTTACACCAAATGCCAAAAAAGACGGATCGGGAGTACCGAACAATGATCCAGCCGCTATTGATCCCGACGGCGGCGGAGAAGCGAATTGATACGGATTTCTACGTGGAGGGCTACGCAACAACGTTCGACAAGCCCTATTTGCTGTATGAGTGGGACGGGAACAAATATTACGAGCGGATCGACCGGAACGCCCTTGCGGGTGCGGATATGTCCGACGTAATCATGCAGTATAACCACGAAGGAAAGGTGCTTGCCCGCCTTTCCAACGGGACGCTGGGCGTTGAAGCTAACGATAACGGGCTTTTCACGTTCGCGGACTTGTCGAAATCGCGCGCGGCGCAAGATATGTTCGAGGAAATCAAGAACGGACTTGTTACGAAAATGTCGTGGGCTTTCCGCGTATCGGAAGATAGCTACGACCGCGACACACGCACACGCACGATCTTGAAAATTGCGAAGGTTTACGACGTTTCGGCGGTATCCATTCCGGCGAACGCCGATACCGATATTTCGGCACGATCCTATTTCGACGGAGTGATCGAGAGGGAACAGCAGGAGCGGCTGGAACGCCGGAAGAAACTTTTGAAAATCAAACTAATGACGGAGGTTTAACACAATGAGAATTAAAGAAATCGAAGCCCGCCTTGCGGCTATCAAGCAGGAGATCGAACAGCGCGGCGACGCTATGACCGCCGCAGAGATTGACGCGCTGGAGCAGGAAACCACCCAGCTTACCGAAGAGCGCGCCGGACTGATTGCCGCCGCCGAGAAGCGCAACGGCATTCTTGACAATATCGCGAAGGGCGCGGGCGTTGTTTCCCGTTCCTTCCAGCAGAACAACGGCGACGGTGACACCGCGCCCGACGATCCCTTCGGTACGCCCGAATATCGTTCCGCGTGGCTGAAAAACATTCGCCGCCTTCCGCTGAACGACGCGGAGAAGCGCGCATTCAGCAACGCAAGCGGCGCGGGCGCGGAGGTTATCCCGACACAGACCGCGAACGAGATCATCAGCAAGGTAAAGACGCTTGCACCTATGCTGAATGAAGTTACCCTTCTGCACGTCAAGGGCGCTGTAAAGTTCGCGATCGAAGGCACGAACAACGCCGCCGCGATCCACACCGAGAACGCAAGCATTACCGCCGCCGCTGACACGCTGACCACCGTTTCCCTTTCCGGTTATGAGATCGTCAAGCTGGTTCAGATTTCCGATACTGTAATGACTATGAGCATTACCGCGTTTGAAAGCTGGATCGTCAATATGCTGGCGGAAGCTATCGCCCGCAAAGTCGAAGATTTGCTTATCAACGGCACGGGTTCTTCCCAGCCGAAGGGCATTGAAAACGCGAACACTTGGGGCGCGACCAACAGCGTTACCGTCGCAAAGACGGGCGCGCTTACCGCCGCAAACGTGCAGACGTTGATCGGGCTTCTGCCTTCCGGCTATGACCGTAACGGCAAGTTCGTTATGAACAAGAAAACCTTGTTCACCGACTTTATGCCGTTGCAGGACAACAGCAAGAACCACATTGTAACCGTTCAGAACAACGCGTACTTCGTGTACGGCTATCCCGTTCTTCTGTCCGATTACGTCGCAGATCACGAAGCCTTCTTGGGCGACTTCAAGAAGGTTTGCGCGAACCTTGCCGAAAATATCGGCGTGAAGAGCGCCTATGACATCGACACGAACAGCTACAAATATAGCGGTATCGCGATCTTCGATTGCGCGCCCGCTATCGGCGAAGCCATCGTGAAGCTGGTCAAGGCGACCGCCTAAAGCGGGAGGGCTGACAAATGCTTGACAAGGTAAAGCTGGCGTTGCGGTTGAGCGGGACAGCGCTTGACGGCGAAGTTTCCGATCTCATAAACGCGGCGATTGCCGATCTTCGCCTTGTCGGTATCAACATTCCGGCGGAAGCGGGATCGTCCAGCAAAACGCTGGGCGATCCCCTTCTTGATCGGGCGGTTGTGCTTTATGCAAAGGCGGAATTCGGCTTCAATGACGACGCGGAGCGCTACCGCAACGCATACGACTATTTGAAATGCGCGCTATCGCTGACGGCTGATTATATCGAAAGAGAGGTGGCGGCGAAATGAGATGGGGCGAACAAATAACCTTGATCGCGCTATCCGATCCTTCGCCGTCAACGAACGAACACGGCTTCCCCGTCGCCAGCATTGAAACCGCGACAACGGTTTTTGCTGACAAGAAATCCGTGGGCTTTTCGGAGTTCTACAAAGCGCAACAGGCGGGATATACAACGGAATTGAAGTTTGACGTTCATTCTTTCGAGTATGAGGAACAGCAGATCGTGGAATATCCCGTTTCAAGCGGGAAACGGTATCGCGTCCTTCGGACGTACACGCACGGAAACGGAGAATTTACGGAATTAACGCTGGTTAATCTTCCGGAAGCGGAAGGGAGCGGCGCAGATGGCTAAATTCACCGTAACAGGGCTTGACGACGTACAAGAAGCAATGCTTCGGAGGGACAAAGCGACAATGGAAGCCGTGCCGGAAATGCTGAAAGCTGGCGGCGAGGTTATCAAGAACGCGTTTCAAGCGGAAACAAAGAAGTTAAACAGCACAGGCAGAGGAACGGGCGATTTAACCGCGTCGATCAAGGTATCCGCAGTAAAAGAGCGCAACGGCGGAAAATACGTCGATATTGCGCCGACGGGTACAGATCGGCACGGGGTACGCAATGCCGAAAAAGGCTTCGTGCTGAATTACGGGCGTTCAAATATGCCCGCACGACCGTGGTTCACGGCGGCGAACGAAAAAGCGGCGGACGAAGCAACGGCAGAAATGCGCCGCGTTTGGGAGGAAAAGCAAAATGAACGTTGACAGCACTTTGAAAGCGTTGCTTGACAAGCTGGGCGTTCCCGTCGCCCGTTTGAAATATAACGGGCGGGCGGCTTGCTTTATCACCTATCAGCTTGTCGTGGGACGCGACACGCTCTTTTCTGATGATGAAGAGGGCGCGCAGGAATACACGTATCAAATTAACATCTATTCAAAAACGGATTACTTCGCACTTCTCCAGCGCTTAAAAACAGCGCTGAAAGCGGCGGGGTTCTACGGAATAACCATCAACGCGGAAGTGTATGAGCAGGACACGGGCTATTATCACGTCCCCGTTGAAATCAAGTATATGGAGGTATGACAAATGGCAACAATCGGATTGCGCGATCTTTACCGCGCGCCCATTACGATCGGAACGTCCGGCGCGGAGGAATACGGAACGCCCGTGCGAATGGCGAAGGCAATTTCGGCGGAGCTTTCCGTGGAAGTAGCCGAAGCGATCCTTTACGCCGACGACGGCGCGGACGAAGTTGTAAAAGAATTCGTTTCCGGCGAAATCACGCTGAACGTAAACGATCTTCTTCCGGCTGACCTTGCCGCCCTACTTGGACAGAAGCAGGACGAGGACAAGGTTGTTTATGGTGCAGACACGGACGAAGCACCGTATTTCGCAATCGGCTTCCGCGCGAAGAAAGCTGGCGGAACGTACAAGTATATTTGGCTTTATAAAGTCAAGTTTGCCGTTCCGGACGAAAACTATACCACGAAGGGCGATAGTATCGAATTCACCACGCCGGAGATCGTCGGGCAGTTCATCAAGCGTTCCGACGGCTTGTGGAAGGCTGAACACGTCGCAGAGCCTACGAACAGCGTGGCGGCGGCTTGGTTTACTACCGTCCGCGAACCGAATAACACGGCTGTCTAATCGAATTTGAAAGGAGGAACGGCGGGGAGCTTGAAAGGGCTTCCCGCCTTATTCTGTTATGAGTGCAATTAAAGACGGGCGCTTCCCGATCGTGCTGGACAAGGAAAGACACCTTCTTTTCAGTTTGAACGCGATCGACGAAATGCAGGATAAATTCGGCGGCTTTGACCGCCTTGATACCGTGCTTTCCGGAAAGGACAGCATTAAAAATCTTCGTTGGCTTTTGACCGTGCTTTTGAATGAGGGCGCAGAGGACGACGAAGAACCGCTTACCGAAAAGCAGGTGGGCAAGCTCATTCATACGGGCAATTTTGCGGAAGTGAAAACGGCTATCTTCAAGGCGTTTTCTATGGGTAACAACGGGACACCCGAACCGCCCGAACCGCCCGAACAGGACGGCGAGGACGACGAAGAGGACATCGAAAAAAACATGACGGCGGGCAAGGAATAATC